TCTTATCCTCCTTATAATGATACTGTTGTATCTAATTTCACACAAACATAGGAATAACTGCCGTTTTCTCGGAAACTATCCATTAAAGTAATTTCTTCACATAAAGATTATACAATATTCGCATTCAAAATAAAATAAAAAATTGAATATTTCTTCCCAAACTTGCACCACTCCCGAAAATTAGATACACTTAGGAAAGAATGTCGCCTTAGTGTAGTGGATATCACATGAGATTCCGGTTCTCATAACAGGGGTTCGACTCCCCTAGGCGACGTTTTTTTACATTTCACAACGTTTCCTATCGTTGCAAAACGCTGTAAAATCAATATTTACATTTCCTGCTAAAGCATACGATAATATAAAATTGAGTACAAAAAGAGTACAAATAAAGCGAGCTATCACTAGCCCGCTTTTTTTAGTCTTCAATTGTCCTGCTTTTGAAGCTGATCAGCATACTCGGTTAACAAGCATCCTGTTTTTATAGTCAGATTTTCGATTTTACGCTCACCTCTGACTAATCTTCCTAAAATAGATAAATTCACTCCTGTATCTTTATTAATTCGATATTGAGTGACATTACTAAGGAGCCATTCAATTTTATCCGTATCTACTTTCATATAATCACCTACTTAAATATAAACCATACTATTAAGCCAATAAAGATAAGCCATGCGACAAAAGCTTTCCAGTCAAATGCGTGTTTAGTTATTTTGAAATTCACTTTCATTTTCTATTACTATATGATACAATTTTGGTAAAGGAGTGAGGCTATTCGCCCACTCAATTTCCCACTCGATTGTGAAGAATACTAAGTTGATTTTAAGCGTTACTTTTGTTTTCTTCTTTTTGAGTGGTTTTTTCTTTACCTTTTTTTGTCTCATATTTTTCTCCTTTCTTTATTGTTAAGGGTATCTCCCTTACAATTATAGTATAGCACTTTTGTGCTATACTATCAACACTTTTTTAAAAAAATAATTTGAAAAAATGCAAAAAAAATAAAACCTACCCCGAGAGGTAGGCTCAATCTTTATTCTTCGAAGTGAATCGCACCACTTTCATCAACACGAACAGATGCTTTCTCTAACATCTCTCCATTACCGTTGAAATAGTAGTACGCATCACCAATCTTGCGTACTTCCTTGGATACCATGTCCCCATTTTCGTTTGTACAATAGTACCATTTATCAAAGTAACGAATCAACCAGTCTTCATCTCTCCGACACCATTAAAGAAATACCATTTGCCATTGATGAATTGCCATCCAATAGCCATGTATCCTCCTGGTTTTAACCAGTACCAATACCCTTCATCATCCTTGAACCAAGTATTCTCAAGAATATATCCATTTGAATCAAATCTGAACCAGTTATCATCAATCTTCTTCCATTGTTTTTTAGGATAAGACCCATCCTGGTTTCGATACCACCAGCCTGCATCATCTTTTACCCAACCCTCTTTTACTTGCGGAGTTTCTTCTCCGTAAGGGAAACGGATATAACCGACCATTCCTGCGTATGATCGTGAATTGTAACGAGCTGGACCGCCAACTTCGAGGAAGTCCCAATTCCCGTCAATATTCTGTTCAATTGTCTTCAGAGTATAGCCGTCTGAATCTTCGATTACTAGCCCTGTGTGACCGTAAGGAGAACCTGGAACATTCATTACGAATATATCACCAGCTTTAGCAATTACGCCATCACCTTCATATATAACCCAATCCCAAATAAACATCTTTTACTCCTCTACTTTTTCGTATGTTTCTTTAAAGATGTCATGTTTGCATGGATAAAATTCACCTTGCACACCTTTGATAATGTAGTCACCTTCTGTTGCAATCATCAAGCCTCCAAGCGTTTCAATTTTTAAAAGCGGATTGCTTAAATCAGCATAGTCAATTCGTACTGGATCTAATCCTAATTCTGATAACTCCAAAATTGATTCTTCCGTATCTTTAAACTGTACAGCCTCAATCACTACTGGTTTTTTACGATATTTCATTTCTAACTCCTTTCTGAGCACGAAAAAAGCACTTAGATTTCTCTAGGTGCTACTTTTTCTATTTCATTGATTGTAATTGTTATGGTATCCCAATCTTTGGGTGAATCGCCTATATCAGCAATAAAAGTATCTTCGCTTAGCTTTTCTACAACTGCTGCAGATTGGCCATTTTTTAAAATGACTGTATCAAACTCTTCTATCTTCATCAGAAACCTCCTTGATATAAGTAGACGTAAGATGGGCACCTTCTTCAGTAACATTCCATGCAACAACAACATTTACAGGATTGTTCTTTATACCATACATTACCATTATCTTTAAACTGTACAGCCTCAATCACTACTGGTTTTTTACGATATTTCATTTCTCGCTCATTTCTGAGCACAAAAAAAGCACTTAGATTTCTCTAGGTGCTTAATGTTTTATACTATACTGCGTAATCAAAACCAATTTTAGATTTAATAGTATCGAACAAATCCAAAATAGACTTAGGAGTACCTTGTTTAAAAGATACAAGAGGCTTATCTTGATCTGGATAAACTCGGTCAACCCACTCGTCAATTTGATTATAAAAAATTAACAATTCTTTGTTTGGAACAGCCATTACTTCCATCTCAATACCTCCTTTACCTTTTCTAGTAATATCTTATCAATTACATCGTCTCCAATAACCCCAACTTCTGCAACAAGTTCATTGATATTGTTGTGATACATAAAGGCGTTGTACGCATTCAAGCTAATATTTTTCAAGTAACTGCGATCTATAGCTTGTTGTTGTTTTACGTAAGTAAATAAATTTGAGTTCAACTCAGCCATTGCTTGTTCGACACTATTATACCGCTTTTTGTTGGCTTTGCAAAATGCTTTAGCAGAATCCCAATGTTTTTTATGCGTTAGTTCATGAACCATGGTATCTTTAATGTTTTGAGCAGCAAAATAATTATCAGATAGAACTTTAGCAAATTCTATTTCCGAATGAAGAGCATCACTCACAAATAGAATATCCTGTTTGTAATCATACCCATCAAAACCAGGAAGCCTTGATTTTTTCAGAAAAACAACTGTTGGGATTGAAAAATCATTTAATTCCTTAAGGCTTGATTGGACATTGAAAACAGTATCTCTCATTTTCTTGGTGTTATCTTGCACCCAAAAATCAAGATCCGTTCCATTCAATTTCTTTGTTTTAACTCTGATATCATTTCCTACTACGAAAGCGCGTTGCTTAGCCATTAAGTCCATTATAAACATATCCTGATTACACATCTTTTCCCTGTCTTTAGCAATATACTTGCTAGATTGGTTTTTATTATTCATATCAGCATGTAAAAACTCTTCATCTCTACCTACACGCTTTAAATCTATCAAAAAATGCGGAACCGTCGTGCATCGACAGTTGGGATGAAATGGTGGTGCGTTCAATGCTGGAACCAACTCAGATACTTTAAATATCCTCCTGTTGAACGGCTGGCAAATCTGACACGCTTTTAATTCGGTCATGACTTCATACCATTCGACGCCATTAGCCTCATAGTTGGCACTCTGCGCCTCTGAGTATACCCTTGCTGATTCCGTTACTGCTAACCGTCTAGCGTATCCATACGAGACATCAAATTCTTTCCTAAGATTGTTAATCAGAACGTTTGTTCCTTTACCTCTCAAAACGGTATCGGCAACACCTTTCTTGACAATGTCTCTTAATTCGTTCTGTCTTTTCCAAATTCTAGACGACCACGACGCGGCTTACAACATAGACCGCGCTACAAACATTGTTTTGTAGCGTTTTTTATGCACAAAAAAGCCCCGAGATTGCTCTCGGGGCTTTTCGTCAAACTTTAGAAGTGATCACCTAGGTGAGATTATTCTTCTTCGTCCTCTTTTTTCTTGCCAGTCGCAAGTAATCCTAAACCTGCAAGGAGTGACACGCTTGCTGCATTGAAGACTGCTGATAAGTCTTCCACACCTGTCTTAGGTAATTCTGGTTTACCTGGAGTTGGAGGTGTTTGAGGAGGTGTATTTGGTGTGTTTGGAGGAGTTACTGTGTTATTAAACTCAGTATCTTCTGGTAA